CGATCATTGTATCGTTCTGCATACATCTGTTTATGAAGTCACTTCTTGTTTCGTTCTTTTTCGGAATTGGTGTTGGCATTGCCGCTATCGTTAGAGTTAGTAAATGAAATATCGTCCCAGTACAAAAATACTTGGTCGCTTTTATAATTTACATTACTCATGAAACAAGTTTCCGATATGTTAGTTCAGCAATCAAAGCCGAATAGATCGCGTATAAGGGGTTTATATCTATGAAACTAAATATGAGTATGCTGCACCAAAAACAAAGGCACAGAACGCAGTTAAATGGCTTAAAGGATAAGAAATTCTCCATCAACCAACCGTAAGGTTCGAATATAAACAGGTAGGAGAATAAAAACCCTACTGCTGATACTATTATCCACTCATTATAAATAATCTCCATCATAATTTTTTACTTATGTAATCGTCCTTGGTGTACTTAACAAGTTTACTTATTGGCTTACCATTCTCGATCACGATTATACGGCCTTTAATTTTTTCGCCGTAAACATCTCTCCAGTTTAAAGATACTATTTTATTAGTCATTGTTGAATATATCATCGATATAATCAAGTTTGCTGCACATTTACCTTCGGTATAGTATTCAAGGAACTTTAGACACACTCTCATTACAGCATCGTCGATCAAGGCTTGCTTGAGTTCGGAGTTACCATTCGTAACAAAAGAGTGTCCAGCGATCTCGAGTGAGCGCTGCAATATAAACCGACCCAGTTCGTTAGTTAACCTACCTTGCTGCGCGGATAAAATTGCTTCCTTTTCTATTATAGCCTTATCGTATTTCAAACTCGTCTTCTACCTTGTTTAAGATGACTAAGATTTGAGGTAGATAGTCTGCCAGTTCTGACGGCCTCGTGTCGAGTTCATAACCCAAGCGAACGAGTGTAACGTCGATGTCGAGCAGTACGAGTTTTCTAATAACGTCATATAGTTCTAATAAGAAGTTGGCTTCTGAGTCGGTGATATCTTCGTAATATTCATTAATCGACATATGGCCTTATAGATTTCGCTTTGTCCGGATCTAATTCAGCGATCCGATCGATAAGCGCATTCTCTTCAGCATAGGCTTCTTGTATTTCTGCTAAAGTAGAATCTGTTCCTAAATTCGTAAATATAGATGCCATATCCTTTAAGATCTGGTCTATATGTGTTCTTGTTAATTTACAATTATCGTAGCGTTTCATACTCAGTATAGTTGTGTAATTTAAGCGTTACTGAAACCTCGTCCTTTTCAATAGGTTCGTCATCATGTTTAACACGGATGTTAAGCCCTTTAAAATACTTCTTTGAATCATCGTTGACGTACCCGTTATCTTTGAGATAATCCGCGAGAAACTTAATAACAAGTATAACATTATCGCAGTCGTAGCGAGTATTATGAACGACGTCAATCTGAAAAGTTTCAGCATGAAATTTATCAAACGCTTTAAGTTGTTTCTCAATATGTTCATTGTAATCTTTTTTGTATTTGATCCTAACAGCAAAGTGTTTACCAGCGTAAAACTTATTTAGGCTCGGTGGTTTAGGTAATGAAAAAGTTACTTCTTTATATTCTTCTTTCATAGTATGGTGCGCCATAAGGCCCTTGCTTTAGATCCCAGTGACGTATTTCGTCAACGGTAAATTTATCTACAACATATTCTGTTGGAGACGTAAACAGGAGGAACACTATAATATCCGAATCTTCTTTCTCAAGAGCCTTCGAGTTAAATTTATAGGACCCTTCGCCGGCCTTAATTCCTATCTTTTGTCGCTGTCCATTTTTAACAACAGAAAGGTCGGTATCGTCCTTGACTAACCGACCTTCCTTAATAAGTGTTGACGCAGTATACGACGTATGAGTGGGGCTGATTTCATAGTAGTACCGAGTCAACAACTCTCCTATGATGCCAATGTATTCCGTGTAGTATTCACGATCTACCTCTCCAAGTAACAGAGATTGTTTAACACCTTTTCTTTGTTTGCTTGTACCTGCATATCTTTCACGATTAATAGCGACACGTCTCCTGGTAATGTCGTGAGCATAATCTTTAATGAAAGGAGGTATCTCTACAAACTTCATTTTCTCATGGCTGCTTTTAAGAGTATCAAGTAACCAATCAAATCAGTGACTGTATCTTCAGTCAAGTCGTTGATCCCTTTGTTTTTTATACGCATCAACTTATCGTCGATCCTTGCACATAAACTCTGAATCGCATCTCCCTTAGAGAAGATACCTACGGGGTTGAGAGCCGAGTCCCCGTAGGCAGTATTCTTCTCCAGGAGCAGGGCCGTGACCTCCTGCGATATTTCTTTTATTAATTGTTCGCTGTTCATGTTATAAATATAACAAATTAATCCACAATTCCTACTTCAAATTTGTAAACTTTCTGACGTCCAGCGTTTTCTATAACCATTCTACCATTGGCGGGGTTTAAAAAAATGTATCTTTCTGATGATCCAGTGTAGTTAGTAACATCAACTTTATACTCTTTACCTTTTATAGATATGATGTCATGTTCAATAACTTCTACCTCGTCAGTTAGATTGAACTTTATGAAGGCGCGAATCATTTCGCACCAACTCTTTTTGTAGGCATCAGCCCAACTTCTTTCTATCTCCATATTAAAATTGTAGTTCTTCTTGTGATGGCGTTGGTATTATTTCCGGCTTGTTTGGATCGGGATATGCAAATACCTTTTCTCCATTACCACCTTTTTCATAATACCTGTTGCTTAATTTATCGTAGTATAATGTAACTGATCCTAACTTACCCACGATTTTAGGTTTGGCTTTTACAATAGTAATCTCAACCTGGTTCGCTTCGTATGGCACACCGTTAGAATCTTCAAGTCCAAAAGGACATCTCCATACGTTAAGTATCATCATACCTTTACGGCTCCACTGCATTCCTCCTGCAATATCGTTCATCGTTGGCTTATCCACATAAGGTATCCCGTTCTTGTACTTGGCCTGTTGGTGCTTGGTATGTACAGTGACCACAGTATGGTAATTGTTATCTGCGCTATGCTTGCGTACCTTTGTGAGTACCTGTCCAATAGCGATGTCGTCACGAACACCTGTAGAAACGTCTGTTTTTATTTCTGTAAATGGATCTATAAAACATCCGTCTATCTTGACCTCCTGCTCTATCTCCTTAACGCAGTTAAAGAACGCTTCAACGCTGAGGTCTTGAAGACCGGAGTCTATTATGTAAAAGTGATCATTGATGAAATCAACAGCACGCTGGGCTTCTTCATTGGAGGCAGTCAACTTATCGTTTACCAGGTATGGCTTGCGTAGATACACCCAAAGTAATTCTGCAAAAACCTCTGTTGGAGATCCAGTCTCCGGGCTGTACACGGCCCACTTCCACCCACTGTACTCAGATAGGTTCATCATTATCTCAAAACCAAACTGCGACTTACCTTGATGCGCTCCAGCATAGATGTAAGTAGTGCTTCCTTTCTTCATTGAGTATTTGTCAAAGAGTGACCAGAATCCGGTCCAGGCACCTTTGCTTACTCCATGTTCACGAAGTTCGGTTAGTGAGTTCTTTAATTCCTCGGCTCTAAAAATAAAGTTTCTCATAGTTTCTTATTCTCCATATTCACGGACGTAGTCCTTTTCTTTATGTGTAAACGATCTATTGATCTCCTTTCTATAGAACTCTTCCTGTATATAGAAATCATAGATACGCTTTCCTGTAAGTCCGTTGAAAGACATCAACTTAGCAATCATCTCTGGACTTCGATTTATATGTTCAATACTCTTAGCCCTGGTAACGAATTGGAAAGGATGAGTTTTGTCTCCTTTGTACATGTTGGTGTACCCGTTACCTCTTTTTATCTTCCATGCAAGGCGAACGCCTATGTCATAGATCATTTGCCCTTCTTCCTGTGTATCCATATTACATTTTGATTAGCCTTAATCTACGCTGATATTTCCTAATCAGCAAGGCTGAGTTCATAATTTGATTCTGTAGATCGTCATTCCATCCAAACCTACTGGCTTGTAGTGTCATGTTTACATTGTCGATCATCAACATGTCCAGGAATTTTTCAACCTGCCGTACATGTTTACGCTTCCTAATCAGCCTCGATACCATAAGTAGATAGATCTTGGACACATCGCTGTACTATGCCAATGTATGTGTCGCGTTTAACTTTAGTTTTCTTTGAGTTCTTTACAGCATATAAACCTATGCTCTGGATCACCTTGCGTGATTCCTCACTCCTGTTTGGTTTGTAGTTTGTCTTCATATTCTTCTTGGTAATAATATTCAAAATCAACGTAGTTACCGAACAACTGTCCGTCCTCGTATGCTTTCCTTAGTAGTTCTTTCATTTCTCTTTGGTGTTAAAGGTTAAAAAAGACCCCATTAACTGCGTGTACTTTGCAGAGCCTATGCGCCTTGTTCTTATGGGTAAGGGGTGGGGTCAGTTCTTAATTATTAAAGGTTTGGTCAAATATTATTTTGATTTTTGGGTAGTCAATTAGACAACTACCCACATATTCTTCAGCAAACTCACACATCACCTCTTTCTCTTTCTCAAGTAGTGATTCTGCTAAATCAATAATATGGTCTGCTGCTAAGGACTCATTAAAATATCCTTCCGTAGAAAGTTTTCTTGAGTATTTGATTGCTTCATCAATCAACTCTTGCATTGGTGTTTTCATAAGCAAATTTATTTGCGGTGAGGAGTGCAACGACTCATTTCTCTTTTGTTTTAAAGGTTTCTAATTTGCGCCTATTTTTTTATGCTTGCGCCTATAATTTGACGGATAAGCCCATCATTATATGTATTTGCGTACAAATTGATGGAAAAGCCCATCTTTATATGCTTAAACTCTTGTTAGTGGTGTAAATAAGCACCATTCAATCTACTTATTGTAAGGCTATACCCTTACCTAAATCCGATTCCGTGAGGTTATACCCTTACTTTGCGATTCGCGAATTAAGAATCAATCCAATCAAAGACCTCGATAAAAGAAGGAGTGTGTTCTCCTACATAGGTATTGAAGGTGTTATACTCCAGGTAGTCTATAGCATCCTCTTCCGTCATGCCGTCTTCTGCTACAAGTTGGTCGATGCATTTACTGCGAGAGTACACTACCTTCCAGGCAACCGGATCAAAACCTATGATGCAATCGTCAAAACCATTAGCAAAGAGTACATCTTCAGTATCAGCATAGTTTTCTATAATTAGATCTCTCATTAAAATCCCACTTTTATGCCTCTTTCCTCAAGGAATTTCTTAATAGCCCTGGGCAAATCATAATACCCGTCAAAATCATTTACGCAAGGCTCATTAGTGCCTTGTGGATAATATAAGGTAATGTATCCACCTACCTCATCTTCATCATTGCCCCACAACCAGTTGTACTCAACAGGAGATACCTTTCGCATCTCGTAGTAGCAATCGCCTTCTGTCCACTCAAAACTCTCCATATCAAATATCTTTTTCTATGTTCTTTCTTTCTACGAAATTGGCCCACATTTTTGCGACCCACGCCTTACGCTGTGTACCATTAGGATACACCCTTCTCAACCTCGCATTTGCTATGCGAAGAAACTGTTTCATGTTATTCATAACTTATTAATTTTGGAAGGGAGAGGGGAATCGAACCCCTCTAATGCCTACTCCGCTAAAAGTATTTCCTTTTCCCCTCTTGACCTTACCTTAAAAGATATCGTCTTCTACTGCATTCGTCGCTTGTGCTGGACCATTTGCAGCCATAGGCTGCTCAAGTTCTGCGTAGTAACCACCAGCCTTCTTAGACTTTAAGTTGATGTTTACCCAACCACGATCGTTTAAGTGTTCTTTAAGAAGGTTAATGTCCTTCTCGTTAAAACCGACGTTAATGATCTCACCATACTTGGCATTCTTAACTCGGGTACTTCCTACAAAAATCTTGTCTTGTGACATAATTAAAAAAAAATAAAGGATTAAAAAAATACTATTCTAAAATCAATTTAGAGAGGTGATTAACTCTTTGTTCTAAGCGGATCATGCGTGTCTGCATGTTGTCTACTGTTTGACCTAAGTCAGTGCTGTCATCAGCGCTTTGTTTCAAAATGCCATTTAACTTTTTGTAGTTAAAAGCATAGTGACCATCCGCTAATCTATTTTCGTGGCTGTGTATGTACTCGTATGCCATTCGCTGGCTCACTCCAAGTATCTTACCTACCTCGACACTACTATAGTTATGTT